GTGCGCATCTTGCTAATTGCAATGTGAACACAGGAAACAACAGTCTGTTGTTTTATTTTTATGGAGGAGAAATTGTTCACGTTAAACTCCTCTTGCCTGTCATGTATGCAGTAACTATTTAAAATCTACGTGCACTGGCCGAAACGGCCAATGCAAATGTATTTTTATAGCTACATTAGCCGTCTCGAATATGTATTAAACATATCCCCACCCCACACGTCGCGGTGGTACTCGTTTATACCCTGAGTACGGGTTTTTATACCCCCTGGTTAAAGGGTATATGAATATACGGTTGCTGCGCCAACAAACCAGTGAAGATTAAAATCTTCACCTGCGGCACAGTAGAAAGCATGTAAATACTTTCTAACGTCATTCAAGCCAGCAGAATCCGAAAACGAATTAATGCTAACTATTGCGGTTTGGTCATAAGCATCTGTAAAGAGCAGAAACTTAGAATTATAAGTTCTATCTCGATCAGATGCAGGCCTAAACCTTATATTTGTTTGAAATGGAACTTCAAATTCTACACCAGGTTGGTTACCTATGTCACAAAGAAATGATCCATTGCCAGATGTAACATTATCAGCTAGATACTTCTTATTTAAATTATAATCTGTATCAGCTACTAAATATATATCACCTGCAGTGGTATTGTAAAACTCTGATACTCCCTCAACGGGAAACCAGGGAAATCTTGTAACAACACCGGTCATACCGGTGTTACCAGGTCTGGTGGTAACCATTTTGTACCTCAATGAACCTCGTTCAGTGACGTAACCCAGAGACAAATAAGATGCAAATGTCCAACCTACGACATTTGTATTAAATGTTCCATTATTGTAAACACCGTTTGCGGCGTCACCAGGTAACAATGGAAATCTGGGAATTTTTATTTTATAGTTTTGCGTTGCGGATTGCAAAACTGTGCTAGGATATCTGACAGCTGCCAAATAAGCATATCTTTTAACTAAAGTTCTAAAACTTTGAATAGTCTCACCAAAATATACTAAATTAGCATCAGGTTCTGGAGACATCATGGGACTTGTACAACACTCTTGGTCATCCTGTACG